GCCATGCCCTGGTCAGCCTTGTACGTGGGCTGTGCCTTGCGCTCCTCGGGAAGCTCCGCCATCACGCGCTGCTTGTACGCCTCCGGGTCCTCGAACTTGCCCTGCTGCACGGTAAAGGCACGACCTCCCCCACCAGCACCGGGCTGACCAAGGAAGCGCCGCATGGCATCCACCGTGCTCTCCGGAGGCTGCTCCTGGGCAGGTGCCGGAGGTGCCGGGGGAGGCGGAGGAGGTGGTTCGGCAACTGGCGGGGATGGGAGGAAAGACCTGAGAGCCCTGCCTGCAATGGCTTCGGCAGTGAGGTCTTCCGCAGAGGGCCTGTACTGCGGGGTTTCGGCACGTTCCGCCCCTCGCCTCTCAAGGTACTGCTCTCGAAAGGCTGGAGTCGGAAAACCTCCGGCCTCGGGAGGACGCTCGATTACGGCCTGCGGAATACCTCCCGGCATGGTACGCTCAAGCCGACGCATCCGCTCCAGATTGGTAATGTACTCCCTGCGAGAAGCCGGAAGCCTAAGATACTCGGGAGTGCTCTTGAACCTCCTGAGTTCATCCGGTCCCATTTCCTCGATACGAGAGATGTCAGGCATGTCAGTAGGTCCTGGGTCGGGGGGAAGGCGGGAAGTCCGAGAGGCCCTGGATGAACTCCTCGTGCGGCGGACGGGAACCAAGTTCCTCCATCTCGCGCATGCCCGTGGGGATGGAGTTCTCGAACTTGGGATTCATGCTGTGGACGTAAAGGATATAGCGACGAACAGGTTCCGGGAGCTTGCCAAGCCAGTCATCCCCGTGCTTGGCGATGTGGCGGCGCAGGCGAGTGGGTCCCCAGTTGTAGGCGGCGATGCCCTTCAGCTCGTCGTTGAACATATCCTGCAGCTTCTTGGCGTAGCCCAGGCCCCCGGTGATGTTCTGGTACGGGTCATTGCGATCAATGCCCATGACCTTCTCGACCTCAGGGCCAAGCTGCATGGGACCTACGTAGCGGGTGCCCCTGCCTGCGGTGGCCTTGTTCTTCTCGTTGCCCGTCTCGCGATAGTAGATGCCGAAGAGCGACGAGGGGAACTGCCCACTCGCCATCAACTTCTCATAGAACTTGTCGAGTTCTTCGTTCGTGGGCATTTTATCCCCACGGAGATAGAGACTTGAGGTATTCCCATCCACCGCTGAGAGCATTCTTGATGGGATTGTAGTAAGTCTCGCCTGCCTTGGTGGTAGACCCAGCAAGGTTGTAGATACCAGCACCAGTAAGAAGAGTGCCAGCCGCCGTGGTGAGAGGAGAAGCCTGCGGAGTGATAACTTGGCCCGTGGTAGTGGTGGTAGCCTGCGGAGCTACACCACGGAAGATTTGGCTGAGGCGCTCGATCTGCCCGAGATCGTAGCCCTCCTTGCGCATCTGCTCCTGGAAGGCGAGGTCCCGCTGCTGCTGCTCAAGCTGGCGCGGAAGGGCCTGTGCCCCGAGGACGGACTGGAGGCCCTGCAGAGCCATGCCCTGCTCCGCTGCTCCAAGCTGGCGGAAAAGGTCGGCACCCAGAAGCTGGCGCTTGGCCTCCTCGCCGAAGAGATCCGTGGCAGCCTTGTATGCCCTCTCCTGCCCGGTAGACTGGATGTCCGCCAGGCGCTGGCCAAGGTTGCGCTCGGCCTCCGACTCCACGACGCCCTGGCGCGCACCACCAAAAGCACCCACGCGAGAAGCCTGGAAGCCGATCTGCGGGCGCATCTTCTCGTAGTCCCTGATGGCCTCGCGCTTGGCGATATCGGTGACCTGCTGCGTGTAGGGATTCATGTACTGCGCGAGGTCGATGTCCTGCACACCCCTTGTGCCTTGCAGGGCAGAAGCCATCCCAGCAGCCAGTCCCGGCTGATAGGCGAAAGCGGCAGTAGGAGTAGCGGCAATCGCCTGCTGCTCAATGTCACTGAGAGGTGCGATGCGCCGCGCCGGGTCATAGTACTGGTACTCCGGCATGGCCTTGGCGGCAGACTCCAGGATGTTGCGCTGGATGTTGGCCGCCCAGTCGGGAAGCTCCGCCGCCGTCACCGTGGTGGTAGGCGTCGAAGTCGTGGAGCCTTTGGTGAGTTGGTCCCAAAGTGAAGCCATGGCCAGTATCCTATCCCGGGTAGTGCATTATATCATGGTGAGGGCTCATGTGCAACTACGTCCGTGCCATGAGGGTTGCGATGTCGTAGTTCTTGGGAGGCTGCCTCTCGTGCCCGTAGGCCTTCTTGCGAATTGCCTTGCGGATCTCTTCGAGCTTCTTGGCTCCCGCCGCGTTGTTGCCGTCCCCCAAAGCAGCCACGGTGGCGGCATCGAAGACGAACTCCCCGGAGGAGAGACGGGCAGGCTGCTTGCCGTCGATGATGGCGGGCACGTCGTCATCCATGCCGCCGCTCTTGCCCGGGACGTAGCCCCCGCGCGCAAGGTAGGTTGCCGCCACGTTGGGAATTACCCCAAGGAAGGGATTGCTCTGGAGAGCCTGCACCACGGCAGAGACCCCTGGCCTGTTGGCGTAGGGAGAGAGACCAGCATACTGGGAGATGGGAGACTGGTAGATTCCCTGCGGCATCTGGGCCATGAGATTGTCACGGCTGTCGCGCGTACCGTAGGCATCCACGGAGGGGTCGTCACTGGGAGCCAACTCGGAAGGGGCACTGCCCTTGAGGCCCACGGCTTCCGCAAGGGAGCCAAGCCCCGAGGCCACGCCACGAGCCAACCCCGATACAGCATTGAATCCCGGAGCGAAGGTACCAACGCTGCGGGCCACGTTGGCGGGATTGCCAAAGAACGCATCAATGGTATCCATGAAGGTACCGGCAGGACCCACGGAGATGTTACCCGGCTGGCTGAACTGCGCGGGACCAAAATTCTCAGGCCCTAGGGCATACCCTCTCGGGCCAGATTCAGTTTCAACGGTACCAGTGTAACTTGTGCTGCCGGGGATTCCCCTCTGGGCAGCAGGCTGCGCAACCTCGTAGGCCATGCTCCATCCCCCGTAGTCCGAGGGAGAGGTGTCCGACATCGAGGTGCCTTGGCCTTCGTATCCACTCATGTCTTGTCCACCTTTACGAGTCCCTTATCCTGCAGGTCGCTGAGGAGCTTCACTACTGTATAGGCCACCGCAGTAACATTGATGCTACCAAGATCTATGGTAGCACTGGTGGGTATTGTACCAGAAACCGCGTAGCCTGTCACTGCGGGTCCCGTCACCACCTGCCCGTGGTAGAGGTTGAGGACGCGCACCAGCTCGCCCCAACTGCGCTGGGCGTCGGGCTGCAGGGATGCGGGAGGAAGGGGAAGCAGGGGCTTCATCGCTGGCCATCCTGCGCGATGCGGAAGCGCATGGCACCCAGGCGCCAAGAAGTGTTGACTCCGTCACCCTCGATGCGGTAATATGCATGGCGGCCCCGTATGCGCATATCAATCTTCTGGGTCTGCGCCGACACCGTGAAGGGCCCCTTGGTGATCTCCTGCGCAACCGGCGTGTTGGGATACTTGAGGGTGTGCAGGGTGATCTCGATGTTGCCCGGCAGCGTCTCCCCGTTGCGATCCGAGAAGTCGGGGATGATGCGATCCATGAAGATGAGTTCCTGACCCGCATCGAGGTCGAAGAGGTTGCTCTCGATGTAGGAGGCCAGGGCCTGCCCATCGGCATCGTTGCCATACTCGTGGTAGTACAATTTGGTGGCGCTGGCATCGTACCCGGCGGCGATGGGGTAGGTGGCAATCCCCTGGTCGATCCACGCCGTGCGCACCATCGTGCCGATGCTCCACGTCGCCTCCATGTAGTTGTAGATGACGTAGCTATCGACTTCCCCTGAGGTGGTGGGATAGAACCAGATGACCTCGTTGTAGGAGGTGTTGCTCCCACAGGTGATCTTGTCAAGCTGGGTGCGATCCAGAGCCTCGAAGACGTAGCGCAGCACGTCGCACTTGATGGGCTGGGCGGCGGCGCCATCGTAGACCATGAAGCGTTCATCGGCCATCCAGAAGGTGCGGCCCGCAACCTCCACCATGGCATGCTGCCCGAGGGTGCCGCAGTTGGTACCAATAAGTTGGAACCCGAAGGTGTAGGGCGGGCCAACCTGCTGCATGCTGTAGAGGTTCTCGTCGGTCCAGATGAGTATCTGGCCACGGGTGCGGCGCGCCGCCACGATCTTGGAGGCACCGCTGAGGACCTTGTCGCCCGCCGTGTTGGTGGCCGAAGCGGTCCAGTCGTTGATGTTTTCCTGGCTGCACCACCTGATGTAGAGGGGGTTCACCACCGAGGTGAGGGCATCGGGGCACCCGAAGGTGATGAGGTGGCGGTCCTCTGGGGAGACGAGGATCTGGGTATTCTGGGTGGGCGAGGCGGTAACCTCATAAGCTCGGTTTGCCACACCGCCACTGCTATCCCAGTAGTAGATGCCTCCGCTGCGAGGGCATGCCGCCAGGTCCTCGCCCCAATTGTCCATGCTCCAGTAGCGCAGCGGGGCCACGAAGGCGGAGGAAGCGGGAGTTCCCCAACCCTGGCCGCCACTCCATACGCCTGCGCCCCACCCGAAGCTGGGAGCGTTGCTGGCGAAACCGGAGGGGTGGAGGAAGAAGCCGGTTGCGAGGCCCCCGCCCGAAGCCGAGGTGGCCGCAGCCGTGACGCCCGTGTCGATGGTGAAGGAGTTGGCGTCCACCACCGTGATGGGGAATCCCCCCAGGGGAGCCGAGACGGGGTAGACGTTGCCGCCCACCGTGGTTGCCACGGAGGTAAAGTAGAAGTAGTCGCCGGTGCTATGGCCGTGGGCGGAGACGGAAACGGTGATGTTGGTGGAGCCCGCCGATGTGCTGATGATGTTGGAGGCGGACACGGAGGTATCCACGGGGGTGATGTCGTAGTACTTGCCCCCGTCCCACACCATGAGGTGGGAGTTGGTGCCCACCGCCAGGTAGGTGGTGCCCGCCAGGTTGACCCACGTGAAGAGGGAGCGGCCCACGCCCGGGACGGTAACGCTATCCCCCACGCCATTGATGTTCTGCCAACCCCCAATCTTCTCGGGCTGGCCGAAGCGGAAGCGCACCTTGTCGCCATCGTACCAGCCACCCTCGCCCGCATACTTGGTGAGTTCGCGGTTGATGCCAGCCTTGGCACCTACGGAGATGAGGCGGGGAGATGCGATGCCGTCAGCCACCTTTGCGCCTCTTGAGGAAGTCCTG